GTTTACACTGAATATCTGCCTATTGATCTTGGTCGTAAAAAGAACGTATCGATTATTGGTTTGTCGATGCGTAGTGTGTTTGTACACCCACACCCTACTAAGAAATGGAACGTCACCACTGACGGTGCTGCAGATTCAATCACCAACAAGGTGATGGAAGCTGGTGCTCACGGTAACGCTACCAGCGGCACTTCTGAATACGAAACCATGTTCCAGCTTGGTTCTGGTTCGTTTGTTGCCAACATGTCACTTGCTGGTATGAAAGCTGCAAAACTTGTAAATGGAGAGTATACAAATACAGTAGCCAACCCAGCGCGTGACAGTCTTCACACCACTAGTGAAGCTCCAATTCAAGGTTGGTTCTTTGCATTTGCAGAAAACGACGGATCTGGTAACGCTGTTAAATTCCAAAAGAGTCCGTACATTCAAAACTGTACAGCGTTTGCTGACTCTGCAATTGATAACACAAACTATCAGCCACACTCTACAGAAAACCAACCTGCATTTGGTGGTGACCAATCATCTTTACCCACTGGTGGTGCTCTGCTTGTCGATGGTAGTACTCCTCACCCTGACTCTCCGCTTCGGTCTTTCTTGACTGATGCTTACACCTTGATCTGCCTTGATGGTCCTGGTGTGTTGGTAAGAAACGAAGGTTACGCACAACTTGTTAGCACCTTCGGTCACTTCTGTCACTACCACGCAAAAACAGAAAGTGGTGGCATGATTAACATGAGCAACTGTACGACTGACTTCGGTCGGTTTGGTCTTGTTGCTGATGGTCAAAGCGCTGACTCTATCTTTGAAGGCACTGTTTCTGCAACCAGCACTAACAATGTAATTCAAATTGATGCTACTACTGCTTGGACTGAGCGCAATAACAACACTCCTAAGCCTGTCAACCACATGGTTGTCTCGCTTATTAACAACCCATCCAGTGCTTCTGATTTCTACCCAATCAAAGCTGTAACGGAGCCTAGCTCTGGTGTCTATGACATTGAGTTGTATGACAACGTAAGTGTCACTAACGATCAAACTGTTTACTTTTATCTCCGTTCTACAATCACCACTGGTGGTCACGTGTTTGAATTTGCAGGAGCTGGTACTGATTACCGAGCACACCCTGACAACGGTGGTAACCCTGTTGAAGCTAACCAAGTTAAGAATGAAGGTGCTGGTAAGGTTTACATCTCAAGCAGTGATCACAACGGTAATTTCAAAGTTGGTGATGTTTTTAGTGTTAGCACAGATGGCGAAAGCGTTACAGCACAAGGTGACTTGAGTGTTAGCGGTACATCTACTTTGACTGGAGCCGTTACAACTGGCGGAGCCGTTACAACTGGCGGAAACGTGACTGTGGGTGGCACTCTTAATGCACAAAACCTGACTATTAATGGTAGTGCTGTAAATAGCAGTGATACTTACTTTGATGGTAGTGGTGACATTAAAGACACTGCTATGCCTGACAAAATAACAGCTGGTACGTCTAATTATCCCGATTCCGTCACTGTTGATGCACAGGGACGTGTAACTGCTATCTCTTCTGGTACTGAGCCAGTTACTTCAGTTACAGCAGCCTCTGATTCTGCTGTGTCAGTTACAGATAGTAAAACACCTGTAGTAGATGTTGCTACATTTGCTGGTTCTAGTCAGAAGGGTATTGTTGAAAATGATGGCACTGTTGGTAACGACGGAAAGTTCCTTAGAGGTGATGGTTCTTGGGCTGATCCAGCTCAAGCTGCCTATTCTTTAGGAGCCACCACTAACACTAATAACACTGACTATGTTGATTTAAATCTTACAGGAAGCAGTAATTCTACTGTAACTCTTAAAGATGGTCAAAACATTAATTTGACTAAAAATGCTGATGGTTCAGTTACTATTGCAGCACCTAATTCAACCAAAGCTTCAGTAGACATTAGTGCTTCACCACCAACTGCTGATATTACTCACGGCGATATGTGGTTTGACCAGGATACTGGTGAGTCATATATTTACTATGATGAAGATGTTGCCATTGCTGACGGTGTTAATACTGATGCCTATTGGATTCAATTCGCACCACAACAACGTGGTACTGGTAACGGTACGGTAACTAGTATTCAAGTTACTGGTGGTACTGGTCTTAGTGTTGATAATGCTAGTGCAGTAGTTACTTCTGGTAGTTATCAAGTTAGTCTTGATGACACCGCTGTAACTATCGGTACCTATGGCAATGCTAATACTGTTGCACAGTTTACTGTTGATCAACAAGGTAGAATTACTGCAGCTAATGATGTAACCATCGATATTTCTACAAGCGCTGTTTCTACTGGTACATTTGCACCAAGCCGTATTGATCGTACTGAAACATTTACTCTCACTCAAATTGAAGTACCACAAGGTACATCAAACGGTCAAACGCCTCCTACTTATGTTGGACCTGTTACGGTTACTTGTAGTCTAGCAAATGCTAATGACAAACTTTCAGTTAATGATACGGTTACTATTACCGGTAATACAGGAAACTCTGCATCTAATCAAACATTTTTAAATACTACTCATGTAGTTACAAATGTTACTACTACAACTTTTGAGTTTGTAATTGGTACAGCTGATAATGAATTTTCAACAGTAGACACAGCTACTGAAAATCTAGGTACTTGTGTCAGGGATTCTAGGATAATTACTGCTTCTCAAGTACCCATTGGTACTTTTACGTTAGATCATATTCCTGATCTTACTGTCAATAAAATTCCTGATCTTCCTGCCAATAAAATTCTTAATCTTCCTGCCAGTAAAATTACATCTGGCACGTTTCACGTTGATCGTATCCCAACACTAGCAAAGTCTAAAATTAGTAGCGATGGTACTTGGGCTGAGGGTGACATCCCTGACCTTAGCGATACCTATTTGACGGCAGTATCTGCTGATACGTCACCTCAACTTGGTGCCAGTCTTGATGTTAATGGAAATTCAATTGTTAGCACTAGTAACGGTAATGTTACCCTTACTCCAGATGGTACAGGTGTCGTAAGTTTTGCTAACAACACTGGTACAACGTATGTAAACGGTAGCTACGGTGTAACAATTAAACCACCTACACTTAGTGCAAACCTTTCACTTGTGTTACCTGCAACTGATGGTACTGCTGGTCAATACCTAAAAACTGATGGTAGTGGTAACCTTGGTTGGGCTACTGATGCTGATACAACTTACAGCCTTGCTGGAGCTGATGACAGCGGTGATTTCCGTATTCGTTTGTCTGATGGCAGTACCAACGATGACGTAAAACTTAAGGCTGGTACTGGTGTTTCTTTAGATAACAGTACTGCAAATGAGTGCACTATCAGTGTTTCTGCTGTACCAACTGGTGCAATTATGTGGTGGACAAACACTACTCTACCTTCTGGTTGGCTTGAGTGTAAAGGCCAAGCCTTGTCTAGGACAGATGATCAATACAGTGATCTTCGTGATCAACTTGGAAATACATTCAGCGCACACCGTGATGTTACTGTTTTCGACTTAGCTACATATCCAGAAACTGATTACTTCACACTACCTGATCTACGTGGTCAATTTATTCGTGGTCTAGATACAGCTGGTACAACGGACGAAGACGCAAGGACTCTTGGTCAGGAACAGGCAGACCAATTCCAAGACCACAAGCACAGCATCAGTAACTCTCCAATTGGCAGCAAAGGCGGCGGCGCACTTTGGGATACCAGATCTGGAGGTCAGGCATACGGAAGTGTTGCAGTTGGTAATCCAACAGCGCCGACTACTAACGGCACTGTCCGCTTTGGTGACGAAACCCGTCCACGTAACATCGCAATGATCGCTATTATCAAGACTTAATTATGACACTTAATTTTCCCTCTAGTCCGTCGAACGGACAAACATACTCTCTTGCTAATGGTGCTACTTATACGTGGGACGGCGAGAAGTGGAAGGCATCTAATATCCCAGACAGCTCTGACGTTGTTCAAACTACTGACACACCAGCTAATGGTGAGGTTTTGAAGTGGGACAACGGTGCAGCTGTTTGGGCTGCTGATAACGATACTACTTATTCAGTTGGTGATGGTGGATTAACTCAAAAGAATTTCACTACTACACTTAAAACAAAGCTAGATAACATTGAAGCTAGTGCTGATGTAACTGATGCAACTAATGTAGCTGCAGCTGGCGCAGTAATGGAATCTGATACAACTACTGCAGACATGAGTTTTGTAGTAGATGAAGATGACATGTCTTCTGACTCTGATACCAAAGTACCAACCCAAGCATCAGTCAAAGCTTATGTTGACACTGAGGTTGCTAATGCTTCTTATATCGCTAGTGTTTTAGATGACACTTCACCACAACTCGGTGGAATGTTGGATGTTAACGGTGAATCTATCGGTGATGGCACCCTTGAGTTGTTAAAATTTAGTGAAACAGCTTCTGCTGTTAACGAGTTTACTATTGCTAATGCTGCAACCGGCAATGGTCCTACACTTTCATCTACTGGTGATGATGATGATATTGATATTGTTATTGTTCCGAAAGGGACTGGCTCTGTAGATGTCAGCAGCAGTAAGATCACTAACGTTACTGACCCAACATCGGCTCAAGATGCTGCAACAAAAGCTTATGTTGACACTGAGGTTGCTAATGCTGGTGGTGGTGGACTTACTGAATTTACTGAAGCCGATAGTGAAACAGCTCCTAACGCAACAGTACATGTCAGTAGTTTAACTTCTGCTGCTGGTTCAACAAATGCTGATGTTGCAATTGTACCTAAAGGCACTGGAGCTTTTCTAGCTAGTGTTCCTAACAACCTTACTACTGGTGGTAATAAAAGAGGTGCAAATGCAGTAGATTTACAAACCAACAGGAGCCAGTCATCGCAAGTCGCTAGCAGTACTTATTCAGTAATTTCTGGCGGTAATGAAAATTCCGCTACAGGTTATGCTTCTAATGTTTCTGGAGGATTAGCTAATACTGCTTCCGGTGCTCGTTCCTCAGTTTTAGGAGGATCCCTTAACGCGGCTTCAAGTGACTACTCCTCAGTTTCAGGAGGACTTCTTAATGCTGCTACAGGTGGCCGCTCCTCAGTTTTAGGAGGAAACAGTAACTTAGCTTCAGGTAGCTACTCCGCAGTTTTAGGAGGATACAATAATGATGCTACAGGTAGTTATTCAGTTGCTTTTGGTGATGGTGGAAACGCATCTGGTACTTTAAGTTTAGCCTTTAGTGGTACTGCTTCGGCAGCTAGAGCAATTGCTCTTGGTGACGGTAACGTAGCTAATGGAGAGGGGAGCGCATGTATTGGAGGTTACAGAGGTGATACAAAAAGTAGAAAGGGTGTTTTTGTTATTCCTGCTGGTACAAATTCCTCTTACGGGGATGCTCAATATCAAATTCAAAACGTAAAGAAACAGACAACTGACGCAACTCAGACCATATTACACAACGAAACTCAAGTTAGTAATAGTAGTGCTTTTAATACTTTTAGACTTGGAGTTAACCAAATGCACGTTATAAAAGGAACATGTGTTGCAGCAAAATCTGACTACAGCCTCGCAAAAGCTTGGGATTTCACTGCAGTAGTTAAGTGGGAAAACGGCACTACAGCACCAGTAATTGTTGGCACACCAAATATAAATGTAATTATGTCGGAAACTAATTCCGATACTTGGGATATAGCTTTAGATATTCTTACTTATTCCAATATAATTGCTTCTTTTGTTGTAAAAGTCACTGGTCAAGCATCTACAACCATTGACTGGCTGTGTACTTTACATTCTACTGAACTAAACACTCTTTAATTTATTATGGCTCTTTCTCAAAACATTACTGATACTTCTATCGGTATTCCAATCAACAATGCTTACGCAAAGATTATTATTTTTAAATGCGATCAAGATAGATTCACTTTAATTGTTCAGTACTTTACAAACAGAGAAGCAGCAGAACAGAGAAAACAACCAGTACTTGATCGTCCTTACTCTGGTCAATTTTCTGAACTACAACCTGCTGATAACCCATTGCAATCTGCTTACAATTGGTTGAAAACACAGCCGGAATTTACTGATGCGGAGGATTGCTAATGGCAATTAATTTAAACCATTATAAAAATACTGTTTCTTCTATAGGCCAAGAAGTTCAAGCAGTCTCTGCTCTTGACATTGATTGTAGTGCTGGTAACTACTTTACTAAAACCATTACCACTAACTCTACATTTACTGTAAGTAATGTGCCGTCCTCCGGGACGGCGTACTCCTTTACGCTGGAACTTACACATACCAGTGGGACTGTTACTTGGTGGTCAGGTCTTGAATGGCCTGGAGGGACTGCTCCTACACTCACCGCTGGCAAGACACATATATTTGTGTTTGTGACTGATGACGGTGGCACTCGTTGGCGTGGAGCTTCACTTGTAGATTACACGAACTGATTATGTTTGATAAAATATTAATGAGTGCAGGCAGTGGCGGTGCTCCAGCTACACCTACTGATTCTTGGTTTCATATTTATAAAAACACTGGAAATGATGATGGTTATTGTCTTGCAGTAGATTCGCAAAATGGGGATATTTATTCAGGTAGTCAGATTTATAATGGCACTAGGTGGGATAGTTGGGTTTATAAATTAGATAGTACTGGTACTGTTCAATGGTCTCAAAGACTTCCAAACAGCAGTCGTAGCACAAGTATTCAAGCCATCACTATTGATAAAGTTGGCGTTGGTAATTCTATACGAGTTTTAGCTCAAATTACCAGCCCAAATTCAATGGTCTACTTTAGATTAAGCAAATCTAATGGTACTATTTCAACCTATCAACAAAATTTTAATGAAAACAATCTAAAACTAGTCGGAATAGACGGTGATTCATCAGGAAACATTTATATGTGCGGTATCCATAAACCTGTTACTAATGGCTACGATCAAGCTGTACAAGTTAAATTTAACTCAAGCCACCAATTTCAATGGTGTAAAACTTGGAATGATCAAACAGCTAATGCCGCATTCTATGGTAACAGTAATGCCGGTTTGAATAAGAATGATCAGTTTCATCATGTTTGGAGATGGAATGACTCATCTCCCCTGAATTACACCAGATTTTGTGTTTTATCATCTGCCGGAGCTGGTATACAACAACAAGAGCTAAAATCTACAACAGGTGTTAACACTTATCCCGAAGGTAGCTGTACTGACCCTGAAGGTAACCTCTACATAGTTTTGAAGTTTGGCAATACTTCTACAGCTTTAGTTAAACTAGATACCAATAATAGCTTTACCTTCAACAGTATAAACTGGGCGCGTGAACTTTCAAATGCAAATTACACTGCTGAGCCAGTAGGAGTGGCTGTTGATGCTTTGCGGAACGTTTATGTTTTAATCCGCAAGGTTCATAACGTAAATGCTACAACTGGGAATGATATGGTTGTTGCAAAATATAATTCTACAGGAACACTTTTATTTAAAAGGCAGATTCAATCTAGTGGAGATGATATACCTCGTTTTATAGAAGTACACGGTGATAGTATGTATATTGGTGGGTATACTACAGGAGGTTCAGCTATTAACAGAGATAGTTTTATTGCTAAACTACCAGCTGACGGATCGGGAACTGGAACGTTTGGTTCTTTTGTTTATGGAGTTGAATCCGATTTAACTGATAGTAATTATACCTCAAGTTTAACAAGTACTAGTTTTAGTTCGTCGCTCCTTCAAAGTGGCAGTGTTAATTTTAGTGGTTACGCTGGTTACGGCACTGTGCCTGTTCCTACAAATTCTAGTTTAACTTATGTCCAACCACCACTTTTTACTAATCTTAACGATATAAGACCTTATTTAGGTCAAATTGCTCATGTATTGGCAGAGAATAGTCCCAATTATCTAATTACGCTGTCTTATCCTTACTATTATAAGAGGGATGGTGATGCTAAATACGTAGGGGATGGCGGTACAGATATGTTTGACAATGCTAATTTTACCAGCCCTTGGGAAGGAAATAACCCTAGTACTGGAAACACTGCTTCGAGCCACCCAAATTGCATTGAGTACACAAACATAACAAAAACTATTCATCCAAATGTCTCTGGTTTTCATTACGCTGCTACTGGTTGGAGATACAACAACTACAATGAAACTATTACTCAAAACGATTTAGGTATGCCATTGATTGCTGTAAGCTCAACCGGCAACAGTGGTAACCAATACAGCGGTTGGATGAAAGGTGGTAATTCTGGTGCTGATGGTAGTGGTACTAGAACTGTAAGAAGTATCCGCAGTAATTATACAACAAATGGTTTCACTGTTTACGCAGGTGATGTAACAACATACGGCACCTCAGACGCATCTCACTGTGATTTTTATATTGCCTTAGGTCACCCTGAATGGAACTCTAGTTTTGGCGGTGCAACTCCAATTTTTACTAACGGCGGAAGCTTAGGTACGGGATATGTACAAAGCGTTGGAGGATTAAATTCAGCGACTCAAAATAATATACTTTGGATTACCATGCTTTTATCCGAGCGCCAACTCAACCAAGGGAGACAGCCTTCCACTTGGGCCTTAGAGACTATTATTGACAAACTCACAGCTCACCTAAAGGACCTTTTTAACTACTAAATATTATGATTGCTTTTATTGAAAACAATGTAATCACAGAATACAATGTTAGCCTGGGTGATGTTTTTAAAAAATACCCTAACACTTCATTTTGTCTACCATTAGAAGACCAAGATCTTGAAAATAATTTCGGCATTGTAACTGTAAAAGATACGCCTTATCCAGAACACAATTCTGATACACACTCTGTTCAGGAAATTACACCAACACTTGTTGATGGTGTTTGGCAACGGACTTATAGGTTAAAAGAACATACTCAAGAAGAAAAAGATAAAATTCTTGAATCAAAGAAAATTTCTATGCGTTCTAGGCGTAACTCACGTTTAACAGATAGTGATTGGACACAACTTCCAGATGCTTCTGTAGACGCCGCTGCTTGGGCTGCATATCGGCAAGAACTACGAGACCTTCCATCTCAGGAAGGATTCCCTGACAATATTATTTGGCCTACCAAACCATGATTACCCTTATTCGACCCATCCTGTTTAGCTTTTTGCAGTCTGAAAAAGTAAAGATGTTGATTGTTGACATGCTGACTAAGTTGGCAGAGTCTACCGACAACGAAATTGATGATAAAGCCGTTGAGTTTATTCGCAACGGTTTGTTCCCCAATAAGTAATGGATCTAGGGGAGCCACCTGCATTCCCTTCTATACGGCTCCCTGAGGCACCTGTTTTACCACGTCCGGTACTGGAGGTACCACGAGCGGATTTACCATCCTACAAACCGCTTGTAGTGCCTCCTCAGGATCTTCGTCCACCTCCGGGTATCAAGGGAAATCCAATAGAAGGTGAAACGCCTAAACCAAAACCCAAACCTTTACCACCTAAATTACCTCCACCACCTAAACCTCCTAGTGAGATTAAGTATGTGGATGTACCTATATTAGACAAAGAAATACCAGTACCTAGTACTGAAATTCTTGTTACTGCTGTATCGACAGCAACTGTGTCGGTTGCAGCCACCCTAACAGCTACTGCAGTTTTTAAACGTTTAGTTTCACTGTTCAAACCTATCATTAAAACAGCTTGGACAAAGATAACAAAAAAGAAAACTTTATCCGATTCCTAGTTCTTTGTTGGTCTGCTGCATTGCTTACTGCTAGCTATGCAGGTTGGATGGCAAAGATGGATCCTACATATGTCGCTTCTATTCTTAGTGGCACTTTAGCTACATTTTCCATTACACGTGAGAAAAAAGAATGAAAAAACTATTTGCACTTTTGGTCTTTTTCCCTGCAGTGGCTAGTGCTCAAACTGTAACACCACAGTTTACACAGGGAAGTATGCAAGCTACGACTACAACTACTACCAATATCACCCGAAATGTCACAACAAATGTTTATGGAGGAGATTATTCCTCATGGTCTGGGAACAATGTAACCGCAAGTGCGGACATCGCTGGAGCTGGTACAACATTTTCAATTACAGATCCTACGCTACCATTCAGCCTAGAAACAGTAACTCGCACAGCAGGGATTGTAGAGGACATCACTATGACAGAAACCATCACTCAAACCTCTACCACTACATCCTTGTCGCTCTTCTCTCAGTAACACCTGCTTATGCAGAAGAACCTAGGGTACACAACAGCTCTAATCCTGTAGCTGCTGCTACTGGTAATGTAACAAACCAAGCCGTACAATTTCAAAACAACGGAGCACCATCTAGGCAATATTTTGCTGGTGGTAATTCCTGCAATGGACCTACAATGACGTTTTCACCATTTTATATGGGTAACGATACATCACCTTATGATCCACAAGGTTATGTTGTCAATGAAAACTGGGGAGTACAGTTAAACTTTTCTGTACCTTTAGATACTGAAATGACAAACCTATGTAAAAAAATTGCACGTCGTCACGAACAAAAACTACGGCTTGATTATGAACTAATTAGAGCTAAACATTGCACAGATATTATGAAGTCTGGGTTTACTTTTAGACCTGGATCAAGAGTTGAAGTGCTATGTAATGACATTGTTCCAATTGTATCTTTAAAATAATGCTAGAAGCAACTGTAGCGGCATCGATCGCAATTGCAACTGGCGTTGGAGCAGTTATCACCCGACAAAACCAACGTCTGTTGGATTTAGACAAAAGACTTGATGGAGTTGAACTCCGTGTTGCAGAAAAGTACGTGCAAAGACAAGAACTTGCACAAAGTTTAAACAAGATTGAAGGCCACTTACTACGTCTTGAATCCAAACTCGACAAATTTACTCTAAATGGCTAACAAAAAAGCAACAGAAAACCAATTCAATGAGCTGCACAATCTTGTAACAAAAGAGTTCCTTTCACGCATTAAGTCTGGTGAAGCAACTACTCAAGATTTAAAGGCAGCCTGTGACTGGCTTAAGGCCAACGACATTAGTGGTGTTGCTTATGAAGGTAACCCACTTGATAGACTTGCAAATGTTATCCCGCAAGTTGACCCTGAACTCGTACAGAGCAGACTCTATGGCAAAAGGTAAAACCGCACAGCATTATGCAAAGAATGCTGCTTCACGTGCTAAACACGTACGTGACAACTCGCCTGGTGGCAAATATGCACACTCTAATGCTTATAAAAGGGAGCACTCCCGAGCACGGCGTAAAGCCGGTTTAATGGGTAAAGGTGGACCTGACATGAGCAAAAAGAATGGAAAATTTGTCAAAGAAAACCTTAAAATCAACCGTGCACGTGGAGGTGCCAAACGAGCATGACTCCACTGTTGCCAACTCCTGATCACTACCTACACAACCTAATTACCATGACTAGCTCTGAAGCAACCCGTCTGTGGCGTAAAGCCGTAAAGGAACTCTTCGACTGTACATGTGTTTATTGTGGAAAATCTTATGAATTACATGAACTTACTCTTGATCACGTTAAGCCTCGTTCTCTTGGAGGTGAAACGATCACAAGCAATATCGTGCCAGCCTGTGCACATTGTAATCAGAAAAAAGGATCAGAAAATTGGCAAACATGGATGAGACGCAAGTTTGGAGTTAATAGATTACGAGAAAAAGTAATTCTTTCACATATTAAATAAATGCCAAGAGTTTCAAACCAAGATTTAGCCGCTAGAGCAGCTGCTATAAAAGCAGGTAAAAAACAGTATACTAGACCATCTGATGGTAAAGTTTATACTATTAGAAACATTAATAATCCACGCCATTCTAAAACATATAGCGGACAAGGCGGAAGAGACGAAGTATCAAAAACTAGAAAGGCAAATCGTGGTTCTGAAGCACGTCGTGCCGCTACAACTGGACAAACACTTAGCGAACAAGATTATCTTGACTACGCTAAAAAAAATAACTATTCAGCCGAACAAGCTAAACAACTTTACCAACAAAACGTTGATAAATTAAACCGTTTAAAACGGTACAAAAGCGCTAAATTTAATTACGAACATCTGCTTCCTACAACCTCTAAAGCTTATGGTGGCGTAGAACACTGGCGTAACATTATTTTAATGGGTGCTGACGAAAACTCAGCTAAAAGTGACAAACTTATTAGCATGGAGTCAGCTAGAGAAGCTAAGATTCCACTTAGTAAAGCATCAGCACTTCAAAAAGATTTTGCAAATGCTCCTGACCCAACACCACGTCAAAAGCGTGAAGTTGTAAGACGTGAAATGCAAAAGCCGTTGCCTACTGCACGTCAAAAGTCACAAAAATTTCAACGTCTTAAAACTCAATTACAATCAAAAGGTGGTGGCGTTAGGTTGCAAGTACTTGGACAAGCAGTTCCTGGTAGTTCTTTTGATGACGGATCCGATGGTCTTTTTCAATTTGGAAAAGAATTTGCAGAACCAGACCCTACTGCTTTTGGACCTGGCGCTTAAATCGCCTACAAAGCCTCTCTAAACACTTAACCATACAAACACACGTAACATGCCACGAAGACGCCGTACAGCGCCGTCTGAGGGTGTCTCAGTGGTTAAATCACTGCAGTCTGATTTCAAGCTGTTCCTTCAAGCACTTTGGGGACAGCTTGACCTTCCTTCACCCACACGAGCGCAATATGCAATTGCAGACTACCTGCAGCATGGTCCAAAGCGACTACAGATCCAAGCATTCCGAGGTGTCGGAAAGTCTTGGATTACTGGTGCTTTTGTTCTTTGGACTCTCTTTAATAATGCAGAGAAAAAGATTATGATTATTTCGGCATCAAAAGAACGTGCCGATAACATGTCCATCTTTCTACAAAAACTCATTATTGAAACACCATGGCTAGCACATCTCCGTCCAAAGAGCGAAGACGCCAGATGGTCAAGGATCAGTTTCGACGTGAATTGCTCGCCTCACCAGGCACCGTCAGTAAAGAGCGTCGGGATTACTGGTCAGCTTACTGGCAGTCGCGCAGATCTGATGATTCTGGACGACATCGAAGTTCCCGGTAATAGTATGACAGAATTGATGAGAGAAAAACTCCTTCAACTCTGTACAGAAGCTGAATCTATTCTTACTCCAAAGCAAGATAGCAGGATTATGTTTCTTGGGACTCCACAGACAACCTTTACCGTCTATCGTAAGCTAGCTGAGAGGGCCTACAAGCCCTTTGTTTGGCCTGCTAGGTACCCAAGGTCCACCAAGGGTTACGAAGGCCTTCTAGCGCCTTCTCTGGTGGAAGACATGGACCAAGGTGTAGAGCCTTGGACAGTAACAGATCCTGATCGGTTTGACCACGAAGATTTGATTGAACGTGAAGCGTCTATGGGACGGTCTAACTTCATGCTTCAATTTATGTTAGATACGACACTTAGTGATGCAGAAAAATTCCCACTTAAGATGGCTGACCTTATTGTCACCTCTGTTAATCCTACTACCGCTCCTGATAGCATCGTCTGGTGCTCAGACCCGTCAAACGTCATCAAAGAACTCCCAACTGTTGGACTACCTGGAGATCATTTCTACAGTCCAATGTGCATCCAAGGAGAATGGTTACCTTACCAAGAGACAATCTGCTCAGTTGACCCATCGGGTAGAGGCACGGATGAGACAACTGCGGCTTATCTCTCCCAGCGAAATGGTTTTGTGTACTTGCATGAGATGCGAGCTTACAGATCTGGATACTCAGACGACACGTTATTGGACATTCTAAAAGGATGTAAAAAATATAACGTGTCTAGCTTAGTCATTGAAACTAACTTTGGTGATGGTATTGTCGCAGAACTATTTAAAAAACACATGCAAAACACCAAACAAAATATTGGTGTGGAGGAAGTACGAGCCACAGTTCGTAAAGAAGACAGAATTATTGATTCGCTTGAGCCTGTACTTAATCAACATCGTTTGGTTGTCGATCGTAAAGTAATTGAATGGGACTATAAATCTAATCCAGATGATCCACCAGAAAACAGATTATTGTACATGCTTTTCTACCAAATGAGTAGAATGTGTCGCATGAAAGCAGCTGTTAAACACGACGACAGATTAGATTGCCTAGCTCAAGGTGTTAAATACTTTACAGATGCAATGGGTATTTCTGAACAAGCTATGGTTAAACAACGACAACTTGAAGAGTGGAATGATATGTTACAATCAATGATTGATGATCCACAACAATCAGCTAATCATATGGTGTTTGGTATGAACGCAGAACAGCGCCGAATGGCGCGAAATAAGACATCAGTCCACAACTGGGTTTAGCCAGGCACGTTACCTATACAGGGAAGGGAAGGGTGGACCCAACTCTGTGATTGGGGAAGACATCAAAACCTTCCCCTTTACTTATGTCCTAAGTGAATGAACGACACACATTTATGTGTGGAGTGAAATGAACGTGTGAATGGACATACTTTAAGTATCTTATATAACTTATATGTTAAATATAATTAATTACATATATAAATTAATTACAGTACTATTAGTAGGGTGTATGAATCCTGCTAACTGGTCTCAATGTATTAACATAGGTCATTGGTTTCCACCTTATATTAATGACTACAAACAACTCATTCAAAACCCACCTTATACGAATGAACAGCGTATCCTTGATTCACTCAACTCCAAACGGAGAACAATTGATAGCCTACATGGCACGGGTGTCCAATCCAAACAACCAAGACAACCCTTCTTACAGTAAATTAATTAAATACCTTATAACACATAAACATTGGTCTCCATTTGAAATGGTTAACATGTGTGTAGAAATCGACACTACCCGAAGTGTAGCTAGTCAAATCCTACGACACAGATCATTTAGTTTTCAAGAGTTTAGTCAACGGTATGCTAAAGCAGGTACTGCTGTTCCGCAAGACCTAAGACGACAAGATAAAACCAATAGACAAAACTCAATTGATAACCTTGATCCGTTTACTACACAAGAGTTTCAAATACGTTTGCAACAACACTATGATATGGCATACAAATTGTATGAAGAAATGCTTGCAGCAGGTGTAGCTAAAGAGTGTGCTAGGGATGCTTTGCCACTTGCAACACCGACAAAACTGTACATGAATGGTACGTTGAGGTCTTGGTTGCATTATTGTGACCTTAGGTGTGCTAATGGTACGCAAAAAGAACATAAAGACATTGCTGATGCTTGTAAAATGCTTGTTAAAGAGTCCTTTCCTATTGTTTATGAGGCTATGTGGTCATGATGTGTAATCTAATTCTTGGTCTTTGTGTCGTGGGTGGTCTTCAGATTGGTCCTGATGCGTATGTAGTACAGGTTATGGATGCTGAACAATCTATCCATGATGTTGTTATCCGTATGCCAGAGCGTAAAAAAATGACAAAAATTTCTGAAGTCTATTAAAAGCGTCGCTGCTGGCCGCAGCTCCCCATAGGGTGGCCCTTCGATCGGCCAATTATTTATAATAATTGAACCGGTTGGAGGCTGCTCATAGCGTGATCAAACTACCGCGCACGCTACATGTGGTGCTCGCCGTGTCTCGATCTCTCGCGATCTGTTGGACCATTACATAGTAATGAGCAAGACTTATACCATTGATAAGAACCACTGATAACCACTGCAATGACTGGGATCTAGTGCTGTGTTGTGCCAGTTGTTCCGACTGTCCACCACCATCGACTGGTATGGTAAAACTCTGTTATCTCTTTGACAGTTGAGTCTCGACTCTCCCTGAAAGGGTGAGGAGAGTCTCGACTTTCAACTGAGAGATACAGACCCTCCACTGTTCACTTGTTTTGTTTCATCATGCTTCCTTCAATCTTCAACGGCAACACCTTCCAGTCCGTGTTTAAGTTCTGCTCCGACTCGATCAACAGCACTTGTGCTGATATGATCCACGTTGATGTTGTGACCGGTACTGCACTGGTCAAGTTTAAGAGTGGTCACTCTTACCAGTACACCAACGTGTCTCGCCGTGCCATCACAAAGTTTGTGATGGATGACGCTCGTTCACTCGGCAAGTTCGTGAACCAGGTGCTGAGCGCCAAGCGTGTCACCTGCTCCGCCGTCTGAGGCGGGACGCTTGCGGAGGTGGCACACACGTCACCTCTGCACACATGACGCCTGCTACACTGACGTAGTACACACACAACACACAAACACACAACACACATGACGATCGCACAACCAAGCGCAAGAACGTACCACATCCTAGGTGAAGAGTTTGAACTCGATGAACTGCGTGACATTGCAAACCATGGTGCCAACACTGGTGTGCATGGTTTCACCTACTCATCCGACTTGCGTGACATTTGGGACAAGCACGAGGACGTAATCACTAACTACCTCGATGCTTATTGTGATGACTGCTTTGGTCAGTCTTCATTGTCTTACATTGCTGAACAACTGCAGCACGATGACAAGTTCTGGACAATGCAGCAAGTCATCGAGCTTGCCTGTTGGATGTATCTAGAACTGCGTGCTGTTGAGATTATCAACACTGTTGATGGTGACTGGTGATTCTCTCCTTAATCCCTACCTATCCATCTTGGCATAGGCGGGTTTAATGAGGGACTCATTGTTTATCCCCTCGCATTACAAAATGAACAACAGTCTAATGATTGGTGCTTTGCGTCAAGGACGCACCGGCACTGAGATCTTGAGCATCCTGGAATGTATTGCACCAGCTGCAATTAAGCAGCAGGATTACAACAACAAGATGGATAACAATTGGGACATCACTTCACAACCTAAGTTCTAATGACTGCTTACTATCACGAACACCTGTTCTGTTCTTCCTGGCTTGCAAGAGCCATGTGGCAGGAAGATTACTACCAACTGTTGTCTATTATTGGAGATGATTACGAATGACAGAGGAGGAACACTTCGTACGACTCATGCGATACTTCTCGCTATACAGTGAGTACAGTGCTGATCGCATTGAGGAGATAGTCCATGAGATTATGGACAACCCTGAACTTTACCCTGATTATTTTGAATGATCTGGTCTAACAAGGAGTCTATGTACTCATCAACACTCAAGACAGAATATGTTCTGTATCATGAAGTCATTCACAAGGGTGACATTGATGTGGCTAAAGTTATTGGCTTTGAGGATGGCACCTATGGTTACATCTTAGATCATAACATGTCTTGTTCTCGTGGTTACAAAAGTGTAGCCGATTGTAAGCAAATTCTATTTGAGGTTCTTGATGATCTGGTCTGAAGCTAACATCATCCTTGCCATCATTGGCATGGTAGGATTGTTCGGCACTGCCATCACGTGGCAGCGTGCCAACCGCATCACCTCTCGCTATTACGTGCAAGGACGTAGCCATTATTCACAGTCACGCGGCTCAAGGACGCAACCATGAACGAGTATACTGTCCAAATGTCTAGCGGTGAGAGTGTATACATACTCGCCGCCGACTTAGAGGAAGCTGCATGGCACGCCTTTGAGTTGTCCAAGGACATGAACACTAAACTCAAGGACGTAATCCCAACTCATGTCAAAGAAGAAGAAGTATTTCCCAAACAATGTTAGAATGTTACGACAGGCACCAGCTGAGATGTTTCCTTCCTGTACTTATGAAGAGTTCATGGAATGGAAGGTTGCAGGCTGGGACTTGCCTGATGGTATAGAATGTATCATCCGCACCATGGACACAGAGACCTACAAGGTCAAAGAGTATGTGTACCAACGTCCTGAGTATGCACGCCGCAAGGTAGCTAAGCTCATGGACGAGGGAGGTGTGGACATCACTGTCTGCACACATGACGCCATCCACCACGTATTTGAAGAACCAATCGATGACGAAGACGATGAATGATGCCACGTTCAACCTACGTGTTGACACATTAGTGCATGAGCTTGAGGACCATCCACATCGTGATGAGTTAATCAAGCTTATCTTTGAACAACTTATTGATGATCTTTATCTATGAATACAGAGGCTGAGATTGAACGTCAGTGGGAGCTAGAGCGTGAAGCACTAGCACAAGGTGCCACTAAGATACGCAAGCAAGAGGACAAAGCACTAGCACGTGAGTATGCTTCATCTCTTGTGACTTCTCAGTCATTCATGAACACATACTTACCTGCTGTATGTGATACGATCAAGCGTGAGCGTGAGTACAAACTAGGACGTGGCAATGGTCAATACTTTGTTGAGATCATACGGTATCTCGATAAGCTTGAGGACCTAGCATGTGCTGGCATTGCACTTAAGGTAACGTTTGATAAAGTGTTCAGTCTTGTTGATGATGCCAACAAACTTGTTAAGATACAAGAGGCTATTGGCACAGCAATTGAACAGGAGTGTCAGATACGTTACTATGAACGTGTTGCACCTGGACTGATGCGGTATGTTGTGAGTAAGTATTGGCACGCTGCTGCTGGTACACATCAACGCTACAAGGATGCACGTATTGTTCTTGAACGTAAGGGATACCACTGGACAAAGTGGAAACCTAGTGTACGTGTTAGGTTAGGTAACTGGTTACTTGATTGTATCCTTAAGCAAGAGCCTAACCTATTTGAACCTTTGATCTTACGCAACGGTAGGAAAACAAACACTTATCTTATTCCTACAGCATATTTTGCTGATGCAAAGCAGCAGTTGTTCAAAGAGTTACAAGACCATGCGTTCTTGACGTGGCCAATGCTGATCCCACCCAATGATTGGACAGAGGAAACATCAGGAGGCTACCTTACCAATGAGGTAATGCGTGACCACGACATGGTTCGACGAGGCACGGCACCTATACAGGGAGAGACCACCTACAAGTTTCTGAACAAGATTCAGAAAACTGCATTCACCCTGAACAAGTTTGTTGTTGATGTCGCAAAGCAACTAGAAGAACGTGGACGTACTGTTGGTAAGTTTATACCAGAGACAGACATCCAAGATCTACCAAACAAACCACTTGACATCGACACAAATGAAGAAGCTAAACGTGAGTACAAACGTAAGCGTAGGGACGTAGAGAACTCGAACCGTACACACATACAGAAATGTGTGAGGACACGCATGACAATGGAATGTGTACGTAAGTTTGAGGTCTATGATAAGTTCTATCTACCATGGTCATTTGATTATCGTGGAAGGACGTACCCAGTAGCATCGTTTCTCACACCACAAGACACAGACTTTGGTAAGTCATTGTTACGTTTCTATGAAGAAAGTTTCGTTGATGAAGTAGCAGTTGACTGGTTAAAGTTTCACGTTGCAACACAACGTGGTCTTGATAAAGCTCCCATAAAAGAACGTATCAAGTGGACAGAGGACAACACTGAACTAATTGAAAAGATTGCAACTGATCCACTTGAATATCTACATGAATGGGAGAATGCTGATGAACCGTTTCAGTTTCTAGCTGCATGTGAGGAGTATTATGCTTGTGTCGTTGCTTGTAGTCGTCACCATACTGGCTTGCCTATTGCTGTTGATGCGACCTGCTCTGGTTTGCAGATTCTGGCTGGTCTTGCTAGAGATGCGTCAACGGCTAAGCTAGTAAATGTATTACCTAGTGAAAGACCACAAGATGCTTACAAGGTAATAGCTGAGGCTAGTAAGCCTGGTATACCTGAGTGTCTTCATGCTGTATGGGATCGTAAGTGCACTAAGCGTACAGTCATGACCGTACCTTACAATGCGAAACCATTTAGCAACAGAGGTTACATCAGGGAAGCACTAGCTGAGAAGAACATACAAGTGGACAAGGACACACTAACTAAGATTGTGTCTTCTGTTAGACAAGCTATGGATGAGGTCGTACCTGGACCTATGGCTGTCATGAAATGGATTGAGTCTACTGTTGCTGAACTTATCAAAGCTGGTGCTACAGAGATCAGTTGGACTACACCATCGGGATTCACAGTCACGCAACGATTGATGAAACCAGAGGTAGAACGAATTGAACTCAAGCTATTAGGTAAAGTAAAACGTGTTAGTGTTGCTGTTGGAGAGTCTACTGAGGTAGACTTACTACATCACAAGAATGCAACTGCACCAAACCTAATCCACTCCTTAGATGCCAGCCTGTTACACCTTTCTGCGTTACGCTTCGATGCACCGCTGGCCCTCATACACGATTCGGTTTTATGTCGTGCTACTGACATGTCTATTTTGTCAGCAATCGTACGAGAAACTTACATGTTTCTTTTTGCGGAACATGACTACCTAAATGAATGGGCCGAGCAAGTCGGTGCATCAACTAAACCACCGATCATTGGAGACCTTGAACCGGAATCCGTGATTGAATCAACCTATTTCTTTTGTTAATGGCACGTACCACCTTTGTCACCCAAGAGCCTGTTATCCTGGAGGGATACCAAGCTGTACTGAAACCAAGCAAGTTTGGATATTCATTGTCTGCTATCATCGATGATGAGATGGTAGATAAGCTTGATGCTGATCGAGCTGAAACCCTTAAGTGGGCTGAATCTAAACTGAAGAACCCTAAGCGTTCTACTCTCAAGCCTGAGCCTTGGGAAGAAGTTGCTGAAGGTAAATACAAAGTCAAGTTCTCATGGAATGAGGAGACTAAGCCACCTGTTGTCGATACAGAAGGCACGCTGGTCAATGACGTAAACACTCCTGTGTATGCAGGATCTAAAGTCAAGCTGGCATTCTATCAAAAGCCATACATCCTGAAGGATGGAGTCACCTATGGCACTTCACTGAAGTTGCAAGGGATTCAAATTGTTACTGTTAATGGATCTGCTGGTGTTGATACTGGGGATCTCGATGAGTCTGCTGTTGCTGAATTGTTCGGTAAAACTAATGGCTTCAAGTCGGGTGATCCTAATGTCACGGTCACGCAAGAAAAAGTAGAAGAGGATGATTTCTAATGGCTTTTCGCTCCAAGTTGGAGGAAAAGGTAGCTGACCTTCTCTTGGAGCTGAATGTCAAATACGAGTACGAGTCAACTAAAGTTCCATATGTAATTAAACATACATATTGTCCAGACTTTGTATTACCGAATGGTATTTGGCTAGAAACAAAGGGATATTGGGACAGCAAAGACCGGAAGAAGATCCTTGAAGTGATTAAACAGAATCCAGACATTGATCTACGGATGGTCTTTCAATCTCCATACAATACAATATCAAAGAGATCAAAAACAAC